CGAAGCAGAGCGTTCATTGCGGCCGGTGAAGAGTGTTAACAGGCGCGATTGTCATTCAAAGCATTTGAATGCGAAAGGGCCATTTCATTCAATTCAGCGGAACTATTGCAGCATCGGAGCCGGCGTCGGCCCGTTGAGGATGTCCCGCAGCGCCGCCGCGTTGGCGATCAGCTGGCTGTTTTCCTTCTCCATCGCCTCGGCGTAGGTCTGCGCCGTCTGCGCCCGCTTCAGTTCTGCGCTGGCGATGGTCTCGACGGTCTTCGCGCGCTTGGCCTGGGCGTCGGCGGCGGCCTGTTCGGCTGCGGCCAGCAGGTACTGCGACTGCGGGTCGGGCTGCTGGCCCTGCATCTCCTGCATGAGCTGATCGCGCTCCTCCTCGGTCGGCTTGACGACGCCCATGCGGACCATCTTGGCGCGGTAGTAGTCGCGCGCCTCGCTGATGCCTTCGCCTTCCATGTTCATCATGGCCAGGCCGGACAGCACCTGCTGCGTCTCCGGGTCCTGGGTGATTTGCATCATGCCGGTGAGCGCGCGCACGGTGGCTGCGCGCTTGCTGCTGCTGCTGGGGCCGACTTCCACGTCAGGCTCGTAGGAGGCGCCCGCCATGTCGTTCTCGACGATCTCCCGGCCGGTCTCCGCGTCATAGCTGGGCTTGTTCAGCACGACCGAGCCTTGTTCGCCGTTCGGGCCGAGGGTCTTCACCTTGCGGCCCTCCTCGGTCGTGATGGCCTTCTTCATCGCCAGCCACACCTCGCCGCTGCGCTTCATGGCCTTGGCGAAGTTCGACATGTAGATGAAGACCTGCATGTCCAGGCGGTTCTGGATCAGCTCGACGGCCTTGCCGCTCATGTTCGCGTGCACCTCCTCGCCGGCCTGCTGGTTGCCGAGCAGATCCTGCAGCGACTCGCCCGCGATCTGCGTCAGCGCCGCCATGGCCGGCGGCAGATTCGGGGCCTTGGTGTAGCCGATGGCCTGGGAGCTGCCGGGGATCGGGTCGCCGTTGGCGTCCTTCGTCGCGTTCACCAGCAGGAAGGGGTAGCGCTCGATGGCATCGTTCGACCACATGGCCGCATGCCCGTTGATCTGCTCGGGCGTGAAGATGGGCTTCTCGACGTCAAACCGGCCCGCCATGTCGGCCAGCCAGGACATCAGCGAGTTGGTGAGGCGCTGGGCGTCCTTCGCCAGCCGGACGTGGCCCATGCAGCGCTCGATGCCGTTGACGACCCAGCGCTTGCCGTAGAAGGGGACGATTGGGATCAGGCCGCCGGGCACGAGGCCGCACTCATCCAGCACCTTGCCGCCGCTCATCAGGTACTTGCGGCACTGCTTGCGCTCCACCTTCTTGCGGCGGATCTCGGTGTAGCCGGTGGCGGTCAGCTCGTCGAGCAGGGCCGGGTCCTCGTTCAGCTCGGCCTGCGTGTGGCGCTTCTCGTCGCCGGCCAGGCCCTGGAACCAGACGACCGTTTCCTTGGTCGTCTCGACGCGGTACAGCTCGCAGACCCACACGACGTCAGGCGTGGCCCAGTCGAACTCGGGCGAGTAGACATCGCGCGGCCACGATGCGGGCGTGTCGCCCCATTCCTCCTCGTACTCGGCCCGCGGCACCGGGCTGAGCACGTAGCAGCGCTTCGCGTCGGCCTTGTCCTGGCGCTTGGCGCCGAGGTCGTAGAAGACGGACACGTCAGCGTCGAAGATCGGCTCGATGGCGATCGTCTGCCGGTCGTTCTCGTCGTCGTCCTCGTCCTCGTAGCAGGCGCGCAGGCGCCAGGCGCCCATGCCGCCGGCCGCGCCCTCTTCGAAGGCGTTGTCGTAGGCCTCGTTGGCGCTGCACTTGCGCTCGTCGGCGCGAAGCATGCCGTCGCAGTGGTCGGCGAACTCGTCGGAGGGCTCGCCGTCCTTCGGCTGGAAGTCGACCGTGATGCGGTTGGCGCGGTACTCGTTGACGACCCGGATCACCGCCAGGTGCACGCGGTTGAACTCGAAGCGGGGCTTGTTCTCGAACTGCTCGCCGAGCGGGCCTTCCCACTGGGCGCCGGCCACGGAGTAGAAGCGACGGTCCTCGTAGCACTGCCGGCGCTCGTCGCGCTGGGCGGCTTGGATGTCGTCGAATTCCTTCAGCGCTTCCTTGTGGATCTGCGCGAGGCGGTCTGCGTTGCTGAGTCGGGCCATGTCTCCCCCGGTTGGGGCGAGAGCTGCCGGAGGCTCGAAGTACTCAGCGGGACAGGCCGAAGTTTACCGGCGGCGCCAGGGAGACGCCAAGGGCATGGGCTGCACAGCTGGGGCAGCGGCGGGCTTGGCCGGCGTCGCGAACGTCAAGATCCACGAGTCGGCCCGGTCAGGGGAGCGCCCGATCCGCTTCTTGTAGTCCTTCTTCGCCTCCATCAGCAGCAGGCCGTCGCGGTAGCCGTAGCGGTAGGAGCTGAGCTGAGATTTCAGCTCGGGGTCGCGGCCGATCGAGCAGCCGCCGGCCTTGAGGTAGTCGAGCGCGGCCCGCCACATGCGCGCTTTGACGTTGTAGTTCCGGTCATCGGACAGCTTCGCGCCGGTGTGCACGCCGACGACGACCGCGGCCCACTTGCCGCGCTTGAGTGTGTCGTAGGCGCTGACGCCGGGGCCGTCCAGTTCGATGGCGATCATGCCGATGGCCTGGCCGGCGTCCTCGAACTGCCGGCACTGCTCCTCCACCGCGGCGGCCAGCGATGGCCCGTCCAGCCCCTTGCGCGCGATCGGCGGAAGCGTCAGCAGCCCGCGCCGGCACGTGATGACGCTTTCGTCGTCGCCCATGTGCGCGGCATCGACGCCGATCATCCACGGGCCATTCACCTCGACGTCGGCCGGGCCGCGCTGCTGCGCCTGCTCGACCAGCGTGCCCGAGATCCAGGCATCGTTCGTCGAGGCGTTGTAGTCGATGTCCACTTCCTGGGCCAGCACGACCGGGTCGAGGTCGTTCTGCTGCTTCGCGTACCACTCCGGCCCCTTGCGCGGGTCGTCGCGCCAGTGGAAGGTGAACACCTTGACCTTGCCGCCGTGGCGCTTGCGGTAGAACGGGTTGCCGTTGCCGTTGGGCGTGCTCACGTCGATCTTGCAGTTCGAGGTCTGCGACAACGCGGCGTCGATGCTCTCGGCGCGCTCGTAGAAGGCGGACTCGTCCTTGAAGTAGACGCTGGTGCGGTTGCCGCGGCCGATGTTGTCGCCCGACTCGCCGACGATGGCCGAGCCGTTTTCGGGGTTCTTCAGCGCCATGAACGGCGCGTGCTTCTTCACGTCCCAACCCGCCGGCCGGAACTCCGCCGGCAGCAGGTTGACGAACTGGCGCGCCTTCCAGAACAGCGACTTCGGGTCGTTGAGGTCGTCGACGTACTCTTCCTTGCGCGAGCCGAAGCCAATGACCGTGCCCTCGTGGAACAGCCACATCCACACCGCGAAGGCCACGCACAGCCACGACACACCCATGTCTCGACTCTTCTCGGCCAGGCCGTCCTCGCGGCCCAGCCAGCGCTCGCGCAGCCACTCGATGAACTCGGCCTGCTTCGGGAACAGCAGGAACGGCATCGTCGTCGGCTGGCCGATCTCGGCATTGCGCGGGTCGAACGTCATGCCCCAGTCGACGATGAACTGGGCCGGGTTGTCCTTGTAGAAGGCCTTCAGCCCCTCCAGCATGCCGGGCGTCGCCCTGATGCGCTCCAGGCGCTCGGCGCGCTCGCGATAGACCGCCTCGTAGTCCGGCCGCCACTCAGCCACCGAGCATCCTCTTGTAGGCTTCCTCGGCGGTCATGGTGACGGTGGCCTCGTGCTGGATCGGCCCGCCGCCCGCGCCCGTGTGCTCGACCTTCTCCCCGTACTTCTTCGGGTGCCACTTCGCCAGCAGCTTCAGCCGCGTCTCGATCTGCAGCTTGCGGTGGCCGAGCATGTCGCCCTTGCGGATCTCCTTCGACTTGCCGCGGATGGTGATCTCCTCGCCGGTCAGCGGCGTGTCGGCGATCTCCAAGCACTCGGCCGCGATGGCGTCGGCGCCCAGCTCGCGGGCGCGCTCCATGGCCGCGGCGAACTCGGGGCGGTCCCTGATCCAGTCGTAGACCGTGCGCCAGCTCGGCATGCCCGGCTCGCGGCACATGGTCTTGAGCGGCTCGCCGTCCGAGACGCGGGCGACGATCTTGTCTGCGATCTGCTGGGTGTAGCGGCTGGCGGTCATGGGCGTGATTGTCGGATGTGAAGACTGTTCACGTCACTCGTCGTCGTGAACCCAGTGGTTCAGCGAGGCGACGGCACCGAGCATGCGCAGCTTGGTGACCGGCCGCGTTGTGGCCTGGAAGCGTGTCGTGACGTCGTCTGGCTCGATCGCGACAGCGACGAAGGCGATGACCTGGCCCGAGACGATCTGCTCGCGCAGCACGTCAAGCACCTCCAGCGCAGACGTCACGTCGGTGGCGGGCTTGATGGCGTGGATGGTGCTCATGATGCGTCGGACAAGTTTTGAGAAGCGGTCACGATGCGACGCTTCCGCAGTAGGTGCACGCCGCGCCGAATGCCTCTGCGGGCGCTCCGCAGTTGCGGCAGTTGCACCGCGGCGCGATGCGACGCGAGAGGCCGAGGGCATCGGCCAACGGCGCGCTGCCCAGGTACGGCAGCATCTCCAACTGCCGGCGCTCAAACTGCAGGCGCTGCTCCTCGATTGCCTGAGCGGCTGCGCGCTCCTGCTCGGACCGGGCGGAGCCGAACATGGCGCCTGCGACGACCTCCCACACCATCAGGTCACCTCCGCCGTCACGCGGAACTGCTGCAGCTTGCGCGTCATCGGTGGTGGCAGCCGCAGCAATCGGTGGAGCGCGCAGCGCCACCATCGGCGATCCGGCACGTAGACACCTGGAATGGTGATGACATCGCCGACCATCAGGCTCGGCCCAGGCAGCGGGAGGATCAGTGCGCCACCGCCGGCCGCCACTCCCTCAGCGCCTGCAGCATCGCCGCATCCCGCGCCGACACCGCCCGCTCGACCTTGAACCCCGGCCGCATCACCCGCCACTGCGCGTAGGCGCTGGCCGGCGTCAGGCCGTAGCCCGTCGCGTTCTGGCCCTGGCAGGTCCAGTAGCCGTTCGCGCGGGTCAGGTGAGGCTTCATCGGCCGCGATTGTGGCGCGGCTTGGGTCGGTCGTCATCGTCTTCATTCCTCCATCGCCAGCTGGTTCCGCCGCGCCGCCTGCGCCGCCCGCTTCACCTTGGCCTGCGTGCGGCTGCCTTCCTTGACGAAGGTCGACGGCGGCTTGCGCCCCGTCGGCGCGGGCCTGGGCGTGCGGAACTGCCGGCTGAAGCTGTGCCGATCCGTGTCCAGCACCGTCGCGCAGACGCCGTTGCGGATGACGAACAGCGCATTGCGGTAGACGCGGAAGCTGAAGCGCTGGTCGTGGCCGTACTTCTCGCCGAGGAAGGCCAGCAGCGCGGTGTCGTTGAGGTGGCGCTTCGACTCGACGGCGCGGTCGTGGAACAGCTCCAGGCAGCTCGCGCGAAAGCTGGCCTCGTCGGTGTAGGGCAGCAGATGCCGGTCGTGCCGCTCGCGCAGGCGCTGCATGGCGTGCTCGGACAGGAAGGCGGTCACGGCTGCCGCTCCGGATTCGCCGCGTCCGCGGCCCACGCGTCGCGCACTTGCTCGACGGTGACGCCGGCCTGCTCGGCAGCCTGGCGCAGGCGGCGGCCTCGCTCGCCGCGGCGCAGGAAGATGTAGGCCAGGCCGCGCGCGACGCAACCGCTGCAGCCGGTGGAGAAGCCGTGGTGCTCGACCTGGGAAGCGGTGGTGCAGTCGGAGCAGGTCACAGCGCAAACCCCTTCTCTGCCGCAATCGCCACCGCGTCGTCGTGCTCGCGCTGGAACGACTCCACCAGTGCCGGCCAGCGGATGAACCGCGCGTCCTCCAGCTTGTCCCGGACGTGTGAGATGCCGCAGCGCGCAGACTTCAGGCTCGTGACCTTGCGCATGGACTCGCGAGCGTCGGTGATGCGGTCGGCGTTCATGCGGCGGCCCTCGTTTCTGTGGCCGTCACCGCGACGGCCACTGCCGCCCAGGCGTGCGACTTGACGCCGTAGGTCGGTCCGGGCGCCTTCTTCGTTCCCTGCGGCCCGAGCCTGTCGAGCAGCGCCTGTCGGATGTTCGGGTCCTTCGCGCGCGGGTTGCCGCACAAGTGCAGCTTCACGTCCTTGCGGTAGACCTTGAGCACCTCGTCCGGGCTGTGCCAGGCCTGCTGGAAGCGGCCTATCCACACGCAGGTCTCGAACACCTCGCGGCCGACGGCCATGCCGTAGCTGGCGATCATCTCGACGGCGACGCGCTCCGGCTTCGGCAGGTCGGGCCCCAGTGAACGGAACTGCAGCATGCCCAGCACCAGTCCGTTGGCGTTCACGCCGGATGCCAGCACTCTTCCGACGTCGTAGAGCGCCCAGCCTGTCTCGGTGGGCCCGGGGTCGAGAGCGAGGATCATGCCCAGGCCCTCCACGCCGCGTAGGCCGTGAAGACCGCCAGCACCACGGCCGCGGCGACCAGCTTCAGCTTGACCGCGGCGAACAGCGCCAGGATCAGCAGCACGTTCACAACCGGCGCCAGGGCGCTGTAGCGCACAGGTTGCGCACCTTCGCCGCGGCACGCGCACTGTCTTCCCTGCCCGACCATGCAGCCGGCACAGGGCTGCGAAAGCGCGCGCGGGCGCGCGGGATGGGTGCGGTTCATGGGGAGCTCCTTTCGATAGCTGCCGCGCAGTGCTTCAGCACCTGGCCGCGGCTCAGCTCGGGGAACATGGCCGCGATGGCGTCGGGCTTCACGCCGTCCACCGCCAAGCGGCTGATCTCGGCAATGCGCTCGCGCTTGGCCTCGCCGCTCAGCCAGCGCTCCAGCCGCGCCGCGACCTGCGCCTGAGTCGCCACAGCCCGCAGCACGGTCTCCGGGACTTCCACGGTCCAGTAGGTCCGGCCGGTCGCCGTGCGCAGCCGCCGCCACTTCAGTCCGTCACGGGTTCGGGTTTCCAGGACAGAGGTCGCGCCTTTGCTCACACCCGCCTCCAGCACTGGCTTGCCCGGTGACCTTCCATGCCGCAGCGGGTGCAGACAAGGCGGTCGGCCGTTTCCCGTTTTCCCGTTTGCTTTTCCCGGGAAGTGGGAAATTCATCGGGAAATGGGAATTCCTGGGGCTTCCCCCTGCTTTTCCCACTTCCCCTACGGGGAAGGTGGGAAAAGGGGAAAGCGGACTGCCCGGCGGTCGGTAAACAGGTCTGTTTTCCCATCAGATTTCCCATCACACTTATTCCGTTGCGACCGGGCCAGCACCATTCAGGTGCACGCGGCCCATGACTTCTGTCACCACCCGCTGCGCTGCCAATTGCTCGACGGCGCGATAGATCGGCGACGACGTGAACCCCTGCTCACCCAGCGCCTTGACCAGCTCTGCGCGCTTTAGCGTCCGGTTCGGGGCTTGGGCCAGGGTCGTGATCAGCGCCGTCTGAAGGGCCTGACCCTTGACGCGCTTGCTCGGGATCGATGCGACGGCGGCGCGCCGGTCGGTCGACTCGACCACGCACGTCGTGATGGGCTTGTCCCACTGCCCCAGGCCCATGGGCACCACGCGAAACACCGCGGTGATCTCCTCGCCACGGCTGCCAAGATCGCGCTGCTTGGTGATCGTTGCCGTGTGCAGCTTCGTCATGCTGTCGCCCGTCACCTCGATTTCAGTGTCGGTCGCGGCCTTCAGGCTGCTGTGTCCGCGGCTGCCCTTCGCCGAATCCTTGCCGCTGTGGTGCACGAACATGACGTGAGCGCCGGTGGCCTCGCGCAGCTTGTCCGCGTGCGTGATGACGGCGCCCATGTCCTCGCTGGCGTTCTCGTTGCCGCCGCCAAAGGCGCGCGCCAGCGTGTCGATCACGATCAGCGCCACCGGCAGCCCGTAGCGGTCCGAGATGGCCCGGCACGCATCCTCGAGACGGGACAGGTCGGCGCGGGCGTCCAGTAGGTTGACAGCCACCGGCACGATGGCCAGCGCGGGGCTGGCCTCGTGCAGCTGGCGCCAGGCCAGCACGCGCAACTTGATCGACTCGGCGCCCTCGCCCGCCACGTACAAGACGGCGCCCAGCACGGTGCGCTTGCCCAGCCAGTCGCGGCCCGTGCCGATGTGGCAGCTCATGTCGCAGGCCATGAAGCTTTTGCCGCTGTTGCTTTCGCCGTACATCACCGACAGGCCGCCGCGGGTGATGACGTCCTCGACCAACTGATCGATGCGGATGGCGGCCTGGGTGATCTCTTCAGAAAAGACCAGCGGCAGGCCGGCATGGTCAGATGAGGCGCGAGCCTCGCTGACCGCCGGCCCATGGTTTTGCCAGCCGCTGTCCTGCGCCATCTTGAACACCGTGTTGAGGCCCACGCCGGCCAGGCCGCGGGGCTTGAAGCTGCGCCAGAC